GGGTCATAGGCCTCGCCATCCACATCAATTGATGCCAGTACTTGATGCTTCGTTGCTCCATTGCACTTGACGCACGGCACGGAGAACTTCTCGGATTTGGTCTTGTTTTCAGTTTGCTTGATATCCGTTTTGGACATGATTTCCTCTGTGGCGTGTTTTTGCAAGTTACGAGTTAACGATGGGCCTAACGTCCCAGGTGATGGGAAACCCAGGCCGGTAGACAACCTCGTTGCTGTGCGTGATACTGGCCTTCAGGTGATCGGCGAGCGGCTTGTCGTATTTCTCGATCTGTTTGATGGCTCGGTTCACGGCATTACGGAAGGCATCGCGGACGTTCTTACGCTTGTCCCCCGTTTTGCGCAGCTTTCCACCTTTGCTGGTACCGCCGGTAATCTCGTCGGCAATTTGAGCCATCTCGTCTTCGATTTCTTGCACACGTTGATGATCAGCATCTTCTTCAGCCTCGGCCTTTTCGGTGGCAAGAAGCTGGAATCGAGCTTGGTACTGGGATAACGCCTTCCTGTCCACCACAACTCCAGCGTCGCCCAACGGTGCTCCGGTCGTTATCTGAAAGCCATCCTCGATGTCGTCATGGTCCAACCCAGAATTTGTGGCTCCATCGAAGCCCAACGCGTGGCCGCAAACAATCTCGTAGACCGACGTCTCTCGATCTGGAAATGCCAGTAGCAGGTTGATGTATTCCGCGCCCTTGTCGACGTTGAGCAGATGGATGGTGTCTCGGCCCTGGAATCGCACCTCCCAGACAGCGCCGCGCTTGCGGAAAAAGTTCTCCGGCAGCTTCTCAACAGAAACGACTGACGACATCGAGATCGTCGATCCAGACTCGTATACCGTCCGGAGCAGGCAGTCGCCGGGCAGCGTGCGCTCACGAATTTCCTTGCTGTAGCGACGGAGCAGCTCATCCAATGCCCCCATTACCTCATTGGCGTGCCGCTTATAGAGGTCAAACACCCGCTGCGCGGCCTGTCCGGTATCGCCGCCCAGGAACTTAAACGCCCGCCCAACATCGGGATAGCTGCTGACGAACTGGGTGACGTCGGTCAGGTTCTTTACTTGGTTGGCGCGCTCCAGATAGGCCGCTGCCATGATTTTTTCCACGTTCTTCTTTTTGTCCTGGGCGTCTCGGCTCTGCGTGAACACATCGAATTTGTAGTGTTCCACCGGGTCGTGCTGGTCGGCATTGGCCGCGAGAACGGCAAAGCGCCGGTCAATGCACTGCGAGCAACCACCGCAATGGGTGTGCTGGTTCGTCATTTCCCAGATATGTGTGCAGGTCATCGAGTGCTTGATCAAATCTTGGCAGCCTGCGTCCATGATGATCTTGACGACGTCGGCCTTGGTTTTCCAGATGTATGGGTTCTCGACGGTAAATGACCCTTCCGCCACCAGCGAGACGATATCCTGAAACCCCTTCATCACCCTGGGGTGGGTCGTGCGCGTGGCGCGGCCTCCGACCACTTGGGCACACACCGGCAGGTTCAGACTGATGATGCCGTTCTCGTAGAAACGAACGCTGTTCAGGCCCAGCATCTTGGCAATCGTCGCGCCGATGGAGACGTACAGGAATGACCGGCTGCGCTGGGTGTATTCGTGGTTCAGCTCCTTGGTTTTGTGAACCCGGACGCTGATTCGAGGCGGCGCGTTGCCATCGGCTTTCTCGGCCAGCATTTGTTCGAGGGTTTGGTAGCGCTTGTTAAGCTTGGAGGTGGCTTTGTGCGTTACCAAGAGCACGCGTCGCTTCTGGTTCACCACCTCGTCGATGGCACCTGCCAGCGAGTCCAGTCCGCCGGAGAACATCACTACCTGCTCGGGCTTGCGGTATATCTGCTGGGTATCATCGAACCCCAGGTAGTCCTGGAACGGATGATCCTGATCGAGTTTTACGAAGTCGAACTCATACTGGTCATCAGACAGGAATCCGAGGGTCGAGCACAGCACCTCCCGAACCTGCGAACTGTTCCAGAAATCGGGATCACGCACCGGCACAACGAAATGCAGATCGCGTCGCCAGCCGTCACCGAAGGTGTCGACGTCATCCGCTCCACGCCGAATGACCTGGTCGGCGCTATAAACGTAGGTGGCGATCTCTAGCAGATCATTGAACAGCACTGGCACCGGCTGGAACATCTTGCGATGGACATCCTCGATGCGCAGCGTGATGTTGCCTTTGCCTTCCTTGCCCGACAGTCGCAACCGAAGATCGTGCGTTGGGTCCTCGCTGATGCCTTTGGCGGACACGTTGCCGCACAGGACGTACCGCTTATTTTGCATCGCTGCGTGCTCCCGCCTTCAATTCGTCCTTCATTTTCTTCAGCGCGTAACCCGCGAACTTGTCTGACGTCTTTCTGGATATATCGCCACCCTCCTGAAATCGGTTCTTGGAAAACCACTCGTTCGAAAATTTCTCGACGATGACCGATGCCTCACGGGTGTGGGTTTCCAAAGCCGCATTGAACTGGGCCGACTGATTCATCGTCGCAAACCGCATCCCGTCGCCCAACTGGGTATTGATGACCTTGCTCAGGAAATACTGCAGACTCTCGTTGGTTAGCCTGGCGAAGAAGTGCCGCGAGAATTCCCCGAACTCTCTGGGTTTTCCCAGATACGCAAGTGCTGCCCGCATCGTGTCCGGATCGGACGAAAACAAGGAGTGGAGCTTGGGAGACAGAACATCGTTGACGGCTCCGACGATGGCGCGGTTGGCTAACATGCCTAGATCGGTTCGCTTACGGCTGCCTTCTACGCGGCGATCCAATGCTTCCGTGATTGCCGTGGTCACATCGATGAGCGAAGGCTCAGGGGGGAGATGGATGCCCACCGCCGCGAGGTGCTGATGAATGTCGGGCTTCTTGGCGGCAATCGCCATCTGGGTCATCAACCAGACTGCCTCGGTGTAGCCCACATCCTTCATTACGAATGAGAAGGCCTTTTCCGCGGCAGTGATGGTGGCATTGGCGATTTGGGATACATCGGCACCGGCGGCAATCAGACCGACGACCTCTTTCCACGCCCTCGTTCGTGGCAACAGACCAAGCCGAACATGCCCCATCCAGGACTCCCCTTTTTTCGAAATCAGTACATCGCGGTCATTCGTTGCGTTTCACGACGACGATGCTCCGAGCCTTTTTTTGTTCTTTCCTCAAATACCCCTTGCGTACCAACTGCGCGATCTGTTCGTGGGCGCTGGCGTGACTGATGCCGAGCTTCTCGGCCAGTTCCTTGACTGTGGGCGGCAGGCCCGTGCTATCGAGGGTTTGGCAGATCGCTTTCAGCGTTCTAGCCTGCGGCTCCGTAATGCCTTCGATCTTTTGCTTGCTCATGGCATTGCTCCTCGCCAACTGCATAAATATATGACCTGATGAACATCAGGTCAATGGAGGCGACCACGCACAATATTCTCTAGCCTGACTAACGGCGGGATGTGTGTCGCCAGTCCCACGGCGGAATTGGGTCTGGATCACGCCACAACCCAACGCTACGGGTCCGAGCCTCTCGCTCGGCAAGTTCGTAGGCATCGGCATCCTCGGCGGATTGCTCACGGGCGTACTTGCGATACCACCAAACCATGCCGACGTTGAGCTGGGCCAGCCCCGCGTCCAGGGGCTTGGGGCAGTTACTCGCGCTGCAGGATGGCTCCTAGACCATCACCCTGCCTATGTGCCGTCCGTAACGGTCGCGTTTGCTCGTCACCACCTGACTTCCTTGCCGAACACCAGGTCGGACATTGACGCCTTGGAACGCTAACCGAACGCTTGCGCCTTTTCCGGTGCGTCGATCCCAGCCACCCGGATCTTGTACTGAGTCCTTTCGGCGTCCAGCACGGTGATCGTGTCGCCATCTGACACGCCGACTACTTTGCCAGTGATTGTTTCGGCACCTGCACTGCTCGCCGCGAGGGCGACCAGAAATGCCATCAAGAATTTGTTCGTAATCTCGCTCACCCCTGCTGATGCGCTACCAAACGGGATACTCCGACCGCCTTGCGCGCATATTCTTCGTGACGGTCTGATTACCTTACTGGATGCCGAAATGATCGTCGAACAAACTCTCCCTGAACTGATGTCCCCCCGCCAGCGGGCGCGTGAGGCCGCAGAAATCATTGCAGCTGCCATTGCCCGCCTGCATGCCACCCGGCCTGGCGACAGCGACATTCCACTTGGCTTCTCGCCACCCGAGCGCGTTCATACAAACCCCTCTACAGAAGGAGTTTGCAAATGAATATTCAGATAACCAGCCCGTCTCTGGCAGTACAAATCGCCAATTTGCCCAAGCTGGCCATGAGCGATCTATGGGCACTTTGGGACAAGTATTTCCCACGCCGCCCACCACACCACAACCGCGCCTACGTCGAAGGGCGCGTCGCCTACAAGATTCAGGAGGAGGCGCTGAATACCAAGCTGGCGGTGCGGACGCAAATGGCCCGCATTGGCGAAGCCCAATCCAACATCAAAACCCAGCGCGGCGTCGAGGTCCAGGTCGTGCCCGGCACGGTGCTGGTACGCGAGTTCGATAGCCGCGAGCACCGCGTGACGGCACAGGCTGATGGCACCTTCGAGTACGAGGGCCGTCGTTACAAGAGCCTGTCCGCCGTCGCCCGCCACATCACCGGCACTCAGTGGTCTGGGCCACTGTTCTTCGGAATCATCAAGGGCAAATCGAAGCGAGGTGAAAAATGAACGCCGTCGTGACCAAAAAGCGCTGCGCCGTCTACACACGTGTTTCCACGGATGAGCGTCTCGACCAGTCCTTCAACTCCCTTGATGCGCAGCGCGAGGCGGGCCAAGCCTACATCGTGAGCCAACGTGCTGAAGGCTGGATGCCGGTGGGCGACGACTACGATGACGGCGGCTACTCCGGCGGCAACATGGAGCGCCCGGCCTTGAAGCGCCTGATGGCCGACATCGCCGCCGACCAGATCGATATCGTGGTGGTCTACAAGATCGACCGCCTGACGCGCAGCCTGACCGACTTCTCGAGGCTGATCGAGGTTTTCGAGCGGCACAAGGTGTCGTTCGTTTCGGTCACGCAGCAGTTCAATACCACCACCTCGATGGGGCGGCTGATGCTCAACATCCTGCTGTCCTTCGCCCAGTTCGAGCGCGAGGTCACGGGCGAGCGCATCCGGGACAAGATTGCGGCCAGCAAGCGCAAGGGACTGTGGATGGGCGGCTATACCCCCCTGGGCTATGAGGTCAAAGACCGCAAGCTGGTCATCGAGGAGAAGGATGCCGAAACCATCAGGCGCATTTTTCAGAGATTTACTGAAACCAGGTCTGTCACTGACGTATGCCGGGAAATGGCGGCCGAGGGACTGACCACGAAACCCATTCGCCTGAAGGCGGGCGGGTATCGCAACGGCACGCCAATGGACAAAAAGTACATCTCCAAGCTGCTGCGAAATCCGATCTACGTCGGTGAAATCCGCCACAAGGACACGGTCTTCGCCGGCCAGCACGAGCCGATCATCAGCAGGCAACTCTGGGATCGGGTGCAGGCCATTCTGGCTGAGGATGCGCACGAGCGGATGGGCAAGACCCAAACCCGGAACAAGACCGATGCGCTGCTGCGCGGATTGATGTACGGGCCTGACGGCGGCAAGTACCACATCACCTACAGCAAGAAGCCCTCGGGCAAGAAATACCGCTACTACATCCCCAAGGCGGACAAGCAGTACGGCTACCGCAGCAGCGCCACCGGGATGATTCCGGCCGACCAAATCGAGGAAGTGGTGGTGAACCTGCTGGTGGGGGCGCTCCAATCGCCGGAAAGCATCCAAGGGGTCTGGAATGCCGTCTGCGACAAATACCCGGAGATTGACGAACCAACCACCGTACTTGCCATGCGCCGCCTCGGCGACGTCTGGCGGCAACTGTTCCCGGCCGAGCAGGTGCGTCTGGTCAATCTGCTGATCGAGCGTGTCCAGTTGCTCTCCGACGGCGTAGACATCATCTGGCGCGAGTCCGGATGGCGCGAACTGGCCGGGGAGCTGAGTCCGGACACCATCGGTGGCGAACTGCTGGAAGTCGAGGTGGCGTCATGAACCGCTCATCCAAAAAGCTGATCGGCGACGGCAAACCTCACGAACGCCGCCATCCGCTGGAGGGTGGTGGCGTGCGGATCACCACATTCGTGCCATTCCATTTCAAGAAACGGGGCATCAAGAAGGTGATTGTCGCTCCGGATGGCGTCAGCCAGCCGGTTGCGGTCACCGCGTCGCCCGTACTAGCCCCTGAGCAGGATCAGCCTCTGCTCAAAGCGCTGGGACGCGGCATCTATTGGCAGCAACTGCTCGACACCGGGGCGGTGGAATCGACGATGGAAATTGCCGAACGCGAAGGGATTCATCGTTCCACGATCAACGAAATGCTGCGGCTGGCGCTTCTCGCCCCGGATATCGTCCAAGCCGCCTATGAAGGAAGGCTTCCACGGGCGGTGTCGCTGGAAGCCATTCTGCGGGCCACGGTGCCCTACGACTGGAATGAGCAACGCCGGTTGGTCGCTTCACTCGGCTAGCGGAGGGCCAAGAAAAAAAGTTTTCCGCTACGCCAAATGTAGCTGTTGCTACGCCGGATGTAGCGCCTTCCCCGATGAAGGCGTGAAACGGCGTCAACGGCCAGTACAGGACTGGCCACCGGTCACGCCCCAATCCCTGAAAGGGAAAGGAGCAAGGCAATGGCCTATTCAATGGCAATGTCCCCAGGCTTCGGTGGCAAACCGGGCCTGAATTCCGGCATCGGGTGCAACTCGATGCCCACCCCTCAATCCTCCGCGTTGTCCGAGCGCCGCTTCCTGAGCGAAGCCGAGCTGGCCAGCCGCTGGGGCATGTCTCCCAAGACGCTCACGCGCTGGCGCGGTCTTGGCCGGGGCCCGGTCTTCAATAAGTTCTCGAAGAAGGTGGCCTATCCCCTGGACGGCGAGAACGGCGTGCTCGATTACGAAAAACGCCATCTCTACGTCTCGACCTCCGAACGTGTACCGGGTTGAGGAGGCGGTCATGAAAGAACTCACCTACTACCCAGCTGACCTCGCCAGCATGACGGTCGCCCAGCTGGTGTCCTTGCCGATTCATGACTTTATGGAGTCCGAAGGTCACGTCGAAAAGGCGATTGCCTACCTCAAGCAACTGCGCACCAAGCTGGATGCCGCCAAGGTACAGCGTTTCGGGGAGCAGGCCCGCGCTGCATTGCGCGAATCCGGCCGTGATTTCGGCACAGCACACATCAGTGAGGGGCCGATACACGTCAAGTTCGAACTGCCCAAGAAAGTGAGCTGGAACCAGACGATCCTGAAGGAGATGGCTGAGCGCATCGTGGCCTCTGGCGACAAGGTCGAGGACTACATCGACGTCAAGCTGTCGGTGTCTGAGTCTCGGTACACAAACTGGCCGCAGACGCTGCAACAGCAGTTCGCGGCTGCGCGCACCGTCGAGGAAGGTAAGCCGGTTATTACCCTCACGATGGATAACCAGACGGAGGGCGAGCAATGAGCCTGCCCTTCATCAGCGCGACCGAGCGGCTGGCGCGTAAGCGCAGCATCAAGGCCGGCGTGGCCGGTGTGCCCGGCATCGGCAAAACCTCGCTCATCTGGACGCTGCCCCCCGAGTCGACGCTCCACGTCGAGATCGAGGACGGTGATTTGTCTATCGCCCAATGGCCGGGGGAGGTTTATCGACCGCAGACCTGGGACCAATTTCGCGATCTCGTCGTCGCCATTGCCGGCCCTTCACCAACTGCTGCAGTAGGCCAGCCCTACACCGAGGTGCACTACAAGCGCGTGTGCCAAGAGATCGGCGACCCGGGGCGGATGGCGCGGTACCAGTATGTCGTTTTCGACAGCTTGTCCGCACTCTCCCGCCTGTGCTTGCAGTGGGCCAAGGCGCAGCCTCAGGCCACCACCGAGAAGGGCCGCCCGGACATGAGGGCAGCCTATGGCCTGCTGGCCAACGAGATGGTCAATGCCATTTCAGTGCTCCAGCACGTCCAGGACAAACACCTCATCTACATCGTCATTCTCAACGAGAAGGTCGATGACAAGGGGGTCAAGTCCTACGAGCTGCAGCTGGAGGGCGGCAAGACGGCGGCCGAGTTCCCAGGAGTGATCGACATCCTGGTCACTCTGACCTTGCAGCCCAGCCCATCGGGAACCAAGCGCATGTTCGTTACCAACCAGGACAACCCGCTCGGTCTGCCCGCCAAGGATCGCTCCGGACAGCTCGATCCCTTCGAAGAACCCAAGCTCGACCGATTGATCGCCAAGTGCCTCGGTCAGCTCACCCAATAACGCATCAGGAGACTCCAAATGGCTATTGACTTTAACGACGCCCCGCGCCAGAACGACGGTTTCGAACCGATCCCCCAAAACACCCTGCTCAAGGTTCGCGTGACCACCCGTCCCGGTGGGTTCACCGATCCGTCGCAAGGCTGGCACGACGGCACCCCGACTCAATCGGAGCGCACGTCCTCGATCTATCTCAACTGCGAATACACGGTAGTCGCCGGTGATTACCAGAAGCGCAAATTTTTCGGCCTCATCGGCCTGTGGAGCCCCAAGGGCAACACCTGGCGGGATATGGGCAGGGCCACGATCCGCGCGATGCTCAACAGCGCACGTGGCGTGCATCCGAATGACAACACCCCGCAGGCAGCCGCAGTCCGCCGTATCAATGACTTCGGTGATCTCGATGGACTGGTGTTCGCGGTTCAGGTGGCCGTGGAAAAGGATGATCGCGACGAGCTGCGCAATGTCGTCAAGCAGGTCATCGAACCCGATCACCCGCAATACCAAGCGGTGATGGCTGGCATGGCCGCGTCGGCCTCTTCTAACACGCCGCCTACGCCTACGACTTACACGCCGCCGGTTCCGGCGAGCGCGCCAACTGCAGCTACAGCGTCCGTGCCGGGCAAGCCGGCATGGGCTCAGTGAGGAGTGGCCATGAACACGTCGATCCTTACTGCCAGCCACTATGGCGTCGTGCATTTCGGCGATCTCGACTGCGAAGCGGTCGTGCTCACCACCGGCGAGCGCGGCTACGTCCGCAAGGAACTCGCCAAACTGCTCGGCTTCCACGAATCGCACAAGGGTGGCCGTTTCGCCCGATTTTTGGCCGAAATCGCGCCTAACTCATTGTCAATGCTTGAGAAATCTTCCGGGCCGATTTTGCTTCCGTCGGGACGACAGACCCAGTTCTTCCCCGCAGGCATCATCGCCGACGTAGCCACATCCGTGGTGGACGCGGCTATCGCTGGCACGCTGCATCGCGCCCGCCAGGGCATCGTCGGCAACTGTCTGACGATCATGCGCGCACTTGCCACCACCGGCGAGGTCGCGCTGATCGACGAGGCGACCGGCTACCAGCACCATCGCGCACCAGACGCGCTGCAGGAGCTGATCTCCAAGTTGCTGCGCCAGTCCTGCGCTTCGTGGGAGCGGCGTTTCCACCCTGACTACTACCGCGCGTTGTATCGCCTGTTCAACTGGCGGTATCAGGGGCACGAGCAGAACCCGCCGCACGTCATCGGTCAGATCACGCTGCGCTGGGTGTACGGCCCGGTGTTGCCGGAAGAACTGCTGGATGAGATTCGCCACCGCAAAGGCATCTCCCAGAAGCATCACCAATGGCTGTCCGAGCAAGGCCTCGCACATCTTGAATCGCAGATCCACGCGGTCACTGCCATCGCGCGCAGTTCGATGAGTTATCCCGACTTCAAGCGCCGCTGTGAGGCCGCCTTCGCTGGTGCAGCCCTGCAATTGGGTCTGCTGCTCGATGACCTCGAGGAGGTAGCGTGAAATGCTGGGTCTGCAAACGACAGGCCCGTGGATTCGGGCACAACGACGGTCGCCACAAAACCGGCGACCCAAGGCGCTACCCAGTCGATTGGGTGTTCTGCTCGCGCCGTTGTCAGGATGCGTTTCACACGCTGTACGGCAACTGGCTGCGGGTCAAGGAAGGCCACGCCAACATCAAGGGGGTCACGATGATCGATCCATCTGATGTCGAACTGG